CAAAGACACGAAAGGTGAGGAAAAAGAGCTGGTTCTCTTCAATTCCGTGAGAGCAGTCGTCACTTACAATCAAGCCTTCGGAGAGCAAATCTTCGACGCTTTGGAAAAGAGTGACAAAGACATTCTCATCGGAATCAAACTTGCCTACGCACTGGCAAAGCCTTGCCTGTTTGGAAAAGTGTCCTTTGAAGAGTTCTGCGACACTATTCCCTTTGACGCTTTGGTTCCCATCTCGCAAGAGGTGGTTCCCTTCATCGCTGACGTTTTCCAAAACGAATCAAAGGAAATCGCTGAAACAAAAAACTTGTAGAGCCAGAGTCACAAGCTCTGGCTTCTTATCAAAAAGAAACCAAAAACGATGAAGAAATCCACCAGGAAAGAATCCATCATCACTTCATGGCAATAGACATCATCTTATCTGCAAAGGAGATGGGCTTCTCCCTGGATGAATTAGAAGAGATTTCTTATATCACTTTTTGGAAAATGTGCTTCCGCCGATTCGGTAATCCTATTCCATCTAGGCAAGAGAAAAAAGACCTTGTCAGGATTGCCACTCAAGCGGATATGGATAGACTTTAATAAAACAGAAAGGAACCACGCAAAATGGCTGAAAATGTCAAAGGATTAAACATTGAAATCGGACTTGACACCACGCAACTTGAGCGTGGTCTTTCTAATGTTAAGAACGATTTAAAAGCCAACGGACAGGAACTCAAGAAAGTCAACAAGAACATGAAGTTCGATATAAACCCCATCAACTCCATGCAGAAAAAGTTCGAACTTCTTAGACAAAGAATCAAGCTCCTGAATGAACAACTGGCCAAAGAGAAGAACATTCTTGCCCAGATGAAAGAAGCAAGTGAAAAAGGCTTGATTCCTGAATCTAAACTCCAAAAACAAGTGCAACAAGTGCAACGTTTAAACGATGAACTTGAGACCACTTCAATGGAAGCTAAAAAAGTCGAACATGACATGGGTCAAATGAGTGATAAAGGCTCGAAAAATATCGGTCAAATGGCCTCAAACATCAAGAGCAAAGTCGCGATTGTAGTTGCGGCGATTGCCGCAGTTATTAAGACAGCAACGTCCGCCGTGACAACTGCAAGCGACATCCGTGAGGAAGCGAACGAAGCTGGTGTGGCTATGGAATCATTCCAAAGACTTGCGGCCGCAGGTCAACTGCTTGGTGTGTCGCAAAACTCCGTCAAGAAGTCACTCCTTGAAGTCAACGGAGTGCTCTCTGACATTGCCGGACATAATTCCACCGAAGCCACGAAGACTCTCGAAAAGCTCGGACTCGACTTGCAAGAACTCCAAGAGATGGGAACCGAGGGCGCTTTCTATGAAATCATCAACGCTTTGAATCAAGTTCAAGACAAGAACCAGAAACTCAACTACGCAACGCAAATCTTCGGTCAAAGATATGCCACTGCCATTCTTCCGATGATTGAGAAGGGGTCGGAAGCGGTCAAAACACTTGCAGACAACGCTGAAGGAATCTGGACTGAAGAACAGGCGGACGTTTCCGCTGACATTGCAAACACGATGGGCGACATCAAGAATGATTTCTTGATTTTGGTTGCAGACCTTCTGCCCTATTTGAAAGAGTTCTTCGAAAGATTGCACACTCTCTTGACAGGCAAACTCGCGCCTCTCATTGAGAAATTGATGAACTTTGTCGGAGAAACTCTCTTGAATGTTATTGACGCCCTCGAAATCATCTTTGAGAGGCTCGAACCGATTCTCACTCTTCTGAGCCCTTTGTTAGAGGTTATTGACAGAATCGCCAAAATACTGAACAAACTCTTGGAGCACGATATTCTCTTAAACTTATTGAGCAAGCTTGCGGACTTCTTAGATAAAGTATTCGGCTTAAAAGAGGACGGAAATAATGGCTTTCCAACGCCAAGCCTCTCCGAAGGAATCCCGGCATCTGGCCAAGAACACAACTTTGCGAATGGGTATGACTGGAAAGACGATAAAGGGAACTGGCATATGGGAACTCGTTTAAGAAATAACGCTCAAGCGTCAACTGGTGGCAACACTTACAATGTGACAATTTACACAACTGCTTCCCACTTCTCAATTGATGAGATTGATGAAGAAATCGGAAGACAAATCTAAACCGAATAGAGAGGAGAATCGAAGATGAGAACTTACTCGCTCGCAATTACTGCAAATAAAGCCTACGTGGAGAACAACACCGAGGTGGAGAGAGAGTGGAATATGTCTCTCACTTCCACTTCTCCTTTTTCGTTGAATAGAAGCTATTCCCAGAATGCATCCTACATCAACAACAATGACTTCGGATTTAGCCAGACAAAGCTCGAACCAGCAAGAAGAACACTGACCGGAAACATCATCTTTAAGGGCACCGCCTTGAAGAAGGCAGAAGCCCTCATGCAAGAGTTCATCGCTTTCTCTTCAGAGCCTGAACTTGATTTTGATTTGTTCGAATCAACTGACGCACACATACCGACCAAGGAAGGGCTTGAGAAATACTTCCAGAGGAAAATCTTGAAGAGCACCAACACGGACACAGGGAAGACTTTATTCTGTTATGTGACCGCCATCTCTCTTTCAAAAATCCAAAGAATGGGAGCTGACATCATCGCAACTCTCACAATGGTGGCGACTTCGTTGTGGCTTGAAGAGATTAACTACACCAAGAACACAAGCGATGCATTGACTTTCCAAGTGCAAACCGAAGCGCCGACCGAAGTCTCCTTCTGGTTCTTCTATGGAAATATCGGAACATCCGCTGTCAATCTTAAATGGAGTCAAGACAAGACTTCTCATCTCGCCACCTATAGCCCACTAGGAACGAAGAGACTCAGTTTCGCTGTCAAGGAGCAAAGCGCCTTCGTTGGTAATGTTCGCGGTGTTGATGTGTGTCTCTATGGCTCTGGCACTTCACTTCCGACATATTTTCCTGCTTACTCAAGAATGAACTTCGCGGATGGATATTTCACAAAGTGCATTGTGGAGAACGGCGATGTCGTGACCGCAGAGACCACCGACATCACGATTTTATATCTTTGCTATTACAGGAAATATTGGAGCGATTAACATGGCTTTATTCTTCAAAAAGCAAAATAATTTTGCGTTTTACAGCGCTGTCGAATCACTTTCAAAGAAGGTCAACTTTGATGTGTCAGGCGGTTCAAAGAGCCTTGTTGTCGTTGATTCTAAGAGTTATCCAGCGCAGAATATCGGACTCAATGATGTTGTCGTTCTAAGCGCCGAAGAGCTCCGTGGAACACCATTCCAGGCGACTGGATTCGGTGGATTCATCATCGGCAAGACTGACAACGGAACGGAGACATCCTTCACTTTCAAAGACTTTTATTCTTATATCGCATCGCTCCAAATGGCGACCAAGCCGAACAATGAAAGTGCTCAACTCATATCCGTGGAGAGGCAACTCGAAATCCAGATGAACTCTCTCTTGAATCATCTTCCGAGCTTTCTTCACATGAACATCACAAACCGCAACACCAGCGGACTCGCTCTCTTGAGAGAAAGCGACCAGAACCCAGTCATGGGCGACTACTTGAACAACATCAACCGAGTCCATGACATCGCGTTGAGAGTTGTTGTCTCCTTAACTGCCGAGAATGGTCTTTATGTGAGCATTACAAACCCCTCGAGAACCAGCGTGACGCTTTCCTTGAGAGATTCCTTCATCAAAGACACCTCGATTGACTATGGCGCGGATGAATCGCCGACAACGCTTATTTGCTACCCCAAGGCGGAGAACGAGCTCCACACGGAAACTTACTTTTACTTCTTGCAAGCGGATGGAACCATCTCGACCGACTCTGCCAACGAGCAAAGACCGGCAAGACTTGAGGTGTTCTATTATGATGACTGGCAATTCGAAGACGGCGACATTCCACCTCTTGCCAAAGCAAAGGAAGTCTTCGCGGAAACCGAAGAAGAACAGCAAATCATCGCAAACATCGACAAGAACAATTACATCCCCCTGGAGAGCTTTGAACCATTCAAAAAGGGGATTGTATATCCCTACAAGGGGAATGACCCTATTGAGACTACATTGACATCCGTTTCCTTCGTTTCAAAGGACTCCGTGTCGGTCACATTCGGATATTATCGAAGCTCGTTGACTGGCAAGATTAAGCGCCTATTGAGCAAGTAAAGAAAGGAGAAAGAACCATGATAATTCATGTCAAAGCTAAGGAAAACCACCTCATCAACGAAGAAGCATTCTTGATTCCTTCACAGAGCTCACATGACAGCGTTTCTGTGGCATTCAAGACTTCTCAAGAGTGGAACAGGTATCCAGTAAAGAAAGCCTTCTTCTCTTATCGTGAAAGCGCGGAAATCGAAGTCATCCTTGATGAGAACATGACCGCACTCGTGCCTGAGTTTGTGCTCGCTCGCCCAGGATTCAAAGTCCGCCTAAGAGGCGAGAACAGCAAAAAGGAAGTCTTCCAGAGTGACATCCTGACGCTCTCGGTGGTCTTCTGAAAAAGTCATTTTATTTCACTTTATAGCAGTTTTAAAAAGAAAGGAGAAAAGTGAACAATGAGAACAATTAATCTTACAATTGAAAAGCAGACCTTGACCCTTGATTCACTCGAGAGCCTTCCAGTTCAGGGGAGCGATAACTCCGTCAAACTGGCTTTCGCTTTTGATGATTCGTGGGAATCTTATCCGACACGCAGAGCTTATTTTCAGTATCATTTCTCAAACTGGAAATATGTGGAACTTTCCAACGAGAATGAAGTCCTAGTTCCTCGTGAGTTTTTGGCAAAGCCTGGATTCAAAGTCATGATTCGCGGATACGCTCAGAGTGGAGCTATCATGGCGACAAATATCGAGAATGTCCCTGTCGAGTTTGCTCCCAGTCTTGCCGATTCCACCGCAGTCGTTCCTGTGGCTATTCGAAGCGGTGATGATGCAATTTCTGTCGAGCAAGAAGGCGACGTTGTGACAATCTCTCTCAACGATGAGTTCGAATCCAACAAGTTTATTTCCGACTACACCATTCGCGGAACAGCACAAGGCGAAATCATCTTC